AAAATATTCAATGGTATGACTACACAAAAGTTTACAAGAGAGCTTTAAAATTTGTCAATGGTACATTACCTAAAAATTATCATATTACCTATAGTTTAAACGAGGATAACAAAAAACAAGCTTTTGATATTTTAAAAAGGGGTGGCAATATTTCTGTTGTGTTTCGTAAGAGTTTACCTAAAAAGTTTATGAGTTATAAAGTTGTCAATGCAGACATCAACGACTTGCGATTTTTAGACCCTCACAATAGTATTGCGGGGTTAGTTGCCAAGGGTAAAGCCAAAAATGATTATTCGGGGTTTGTTTTAGATGTCTGAATTAGTAATTATAACAGCAATAAATAATGGAGATTTAAAAAAAATGTCAGACATAAACTTATGACTATTACAGTATCTAACCTAAATTTATATTTTGATGTTAAAAAAATGATTAAATATAATTATAGTCTAAATAATAATATTATAACTTTAAATTTACCAATAGAAAATAGTGTAGATAAAATAAAAGTTAATATTGAAATAGATAATATTAATTCATTTAAAGTTAAAAAAATGTTTGTATCTAAACAAACTCATGTTAAAGAAAATATATTGCAATTAAGCAATAAAAAATAAAGCATAAAAACAAGGGAGTTAATATGCAAGATACGATAACAAGAACCCATGACAATATAATGGATGTATCATTATTTGAAATGCCAATTAAAAAAGCGGTTAATCCAAAAATTATTTTAGATAATGAAAGCGGAGAACCAACACAAACAACTATGAATGATAATGTAGTTGTTTATAGACCCGATACTATGGAAATTTTAGGGCGTTCAAGAAGTAACAAATATAAAATTATTGAACCCGCTATACTTTTTCAAAAACACGCTGAAAAAGTTATGAGTGATAAAAACCTTCCTAGAAATATTGAAGTTACAGACAGTATTTATGAGGGCGGTAGAAAACAAAAAAGAACTTTAGCTTTTCCCGATTTAACCCATGTAATGCCCGATAATAGTAAAGTTAATATGCGTTCAGATATTTTTAATTCTGTTGATATGTCGTGGATGTATCAAGCTTTTGCGGGTGCTTATAGGGACTTATGCAGAAATTCTTTAGTATTTGGTGGACAGCGTATGTATCATGTAAAACAAAAGCATACTACGGGTTTAAATGTTAATGCAACGCTTAATCAAGTAACCAAAACAATTCAAATGTTTAATGAGAATAAAGAACTCATGGATAAAATGATTAATCAAGAAATATCACTTGAGCAAGTCGCTTATATTTTAGCTCAAAATATCGCTAAAAAGAAAAGCGGTTTAAGTCGTTTTGGTATTCAACAAAAAGTAGAGGTTAATAAAAAACTTATGGATTATTTTTTATACCAGTTTGATAGAGAAAAAGGCAATCTAGGTTCTACAGTTTGGAACTTGTTTAATGCTTTAACGCATTGGAGTACGCATATAGATGATACCTTTGAGCGTGAAAACGAAAAAACGGGAGAAATAACAGAAATCTCAATGACCAGGGCGGGTAGTAAAACACATACAGCCCAAGTTAAAAGAGAAGATAAAGTAAGAGAGTTTATGAATACGGAAGACTGGCAAAACATGTTAGCGGGTGTTTTTGTCATACCTAAAGGCGTAAATTTACAATTTTAAACAATTATGCAAACTACCAAAATTCTAAAAACTAATATAAAAAAAAGGGGAATTTATGGAAGATTTTGTGATTGTTGTTTCAAGGCTATGTTTACTAATAATATTAATATTAATACTTGTTAGTTTTACTTAGTTTTTAAATAAATAGCCCCGCCCTAAAAAGCGGGGTTTTTTTATTGGTATTTACTATAAAAAAGTATTTCACAATTACGCCTTTTTAGGTGTATAGAATAAACTATTAATAATTTAACAAAAGGGAGTTAAAAAAATGACTACACCATATATGACTAAAAAACATTTTGAGGTGTTAGCGGATGAGTTGGCACAAGATAAGTTTTTTTATGATAGTTCTATCGCTTATCATGAAAAACTTGATAGAATGATTAAATATTGCCAAGCGTCTAATGATGCTTTTAAGGTTGATGATTTTACCGCTAGAATAGATAAAAATTATAAATCTTTAGAACAAGGGATGAGGAATAAACTTATTAAGGCGGGTATTTAATGGAGTATCAATTAAAATTAACCAAGCCTAGTTCTTTGAGGGGTTCAGACCATGGTAAAATCCAAGCCCTAACAGATTTATATAATATAATTATAAATTACCCCGCCAGTGCTTTAAATTCTAAAACTATTAGAGAGGAGATACAAAATACTTTAATTAAAATTGGATGTACTAATTTAGAGGTAAAAGGCTCACCCGATTATTTAAATTCAGAGAGGGGCTTAAATGCTTAGTGATTTTATACTATTTATGGTTTTAATCTGTGTTGGCGTTTTTTTAATTGCCTTTTTTTATAAGTAATTATGAATATATTTGAATTAATAATTTGGAGTATTACTATTAATCTTGTTTGGGTTTTTTTTGCTTTTATAATACTTGATATAAATATTTAATAACCCGAACTAATAACCAGTTACAAGCCCCGCCCTAAAAGCGGGGTTTTTTTATTCTCTTAGTATGTTTATTTTGCATAAACTTTGTTTTAGCAGCCAAATTTTTAATGACAGCTTATGCCAGGGGCTTAAATCTTCTGTAACCCGCATAAAACCACCATTTATTTTTTAGCTTTTAAAAAAAGTAAAATTTGGCTTATGTCTTTTTTGCATGGTTAAGACTAGATATACCCAAATAATAAAACGGGTATTCTTGCGGTTCTTACTAATTTTATCGGGGGTTTAACCCTAGTTTACATTAAAGGTTAATTAGTGGTTTATGCGTGTAAATTTAAGGGTTTTTAGGGTGCTTATTGCTCGCAACTGGGCGAGGGAATAAACCCTAAATAAACTTGCAACCAGTTTAAATAAATCTTAGCTACCATAAGTTGTCATTGGTATTTATTTAGCGGGCGTGCGGGTGTACCCGCTTTTATTATTAGGGTGTTTCCCTTGTTTTATTCTAGGTGAATTTGAGGTTTGATATCAGTTATTATCGTACTAGACCCAGAACCCCGCAAAACTGGTAATTTTCGATATCTGTAATTATCGTGCCTTATCTAAGTCATTGATATATATATATTTTTATAGGGGCACGCTAGGGGCACGAGGGGGTATGGGCATATGCATATACAAAGTGGCTACAATTTTATGGAATTTACCCTGTAAACTAGTAAACGCTTGACCCTGCGGGAACCCTTATAGGTCTATCTATACACTAGATGTAAGACCCCGGGTAAGGGGGTAATCCTATTATACATCTGTGTGCCAATTTGTCAAGTAAAAAATAATTTTTTTATTAGAATTAACTTGACAACTAGGAGATATCGTGTATAATATAATAAGGTAAGTACAAAACAAGCACATACTCCACCACTTTAATTAGTAAAAACAAAAGGGAGATATGGTGCAATATGTACTATAAGTAAAACCTTGGGGGAATAGCAAACATGGTACAACAAAGAAGTAGACAAGAATCATTAGCTGACGAAAAACAGCGTGAGAAGAATGAAAAGAATAAGTTAAAAGAAGGATTAAAAGGGGATACTATAGATAAACTTAGAAAGTTTTTAGAAAAGAATTCACCTTCAGACATACAAAGATTAGGGCCTTACAGACCACCTAGTTGGTTTAGAGGTATAAACCCAAAATTTTTACCGGAAAATTTAGAAAAACGATATAAAGACTTAGAAAAAAAATTTGCTGATAAAAAAAAACAAAGAAGAATAAATGATAAAGACATGTTACAAAGCGGTTCTGGTGGTAGAAGTGCTAACGCTAAAGGCGGAAAAATAAAAGTATACGCTAAAGGCGGCGGAGTTAGAAAACCTAGTTACTAAAATGAACCTACTACCCCAAAAACCCAAACAAAAAAAAGAACTAACAGAAAAGCAAGAAGCATTTGTAGATGCCCTCATGGATAACGGTGGAAGTGTACCCCAAGCAATGAAAACCGCAGGATATGAGCCTACATCACGCTCTTGGTTAGTTAATTCAGTTTCTAACGAGATAGTAGAACGAACACAGAACTACCTAGCGTCTCATGGTATGAAAGCGGCTAACAACTTAATAAACGCTTTAGATGAAGACGGAACAACCCCCAAGGGCGAGCTTAGATTAAAAGCCGCAGAAAGTCTTTTGAACCGTATAGGTATAGGTTCTAGAGAAACAGTAGACCATAATGTAACAGCATTGCACGGAGTGGTGTTATTACCTAATAAAGAGCAGGAGAAAATAATAGATGGCTAATATAGAAGCAATAGCAGAGGGCATTGGTCTTATGCTCAGTGGAGCACAGGCTCTTGAGATAAAAAACAAGTTGGATAAACTTACAAAGAAAGAAACAAAAAAAGATATTCCTACAAAAAAAATAGAGAAAGTTATAAAAGAAATTGTTACTGGGCCTCCTAGTATGCTAGATGTAGCAGGTGGTGTTAGAATGAATAAGAATAGAAAAAAATCTGGTAAAGGTATGATTAAGACAACAACTCTAGGAAAAAAAGGAAAACAGGGTTACTTTAAAGGTGGTTCCGTAAAAACCTACTCAAAAGGCGGAGGAGTAAGGAAACCTAAAATGACAGCAGGATATTAAATATGTCAACAGTAGAAGAAAGAAAGAAAAACAGAATTAAAAAAATTATAGGTGTAATAATAGATTCTAATCCTATTACAGGAATATCAACAAAAGTAAGTAAAAAGGCACTTAGTCTCCTTAAAGGTAAATTAACAAAAGAAAAAGAATTTACTCTTGAAGGTTTAATTAAAGATTTAAAATCAGAACAAAAACTATCAAAAGGTGATAGAGGAGAGGCAGAATCAATTCCTAAAAAAGAATTTGAAAAAAGTATTAATAAATCAAAACCTAGAAACCCTTTGATAAACGAAAAAGGAGAGCCTAGAATCTTTATTAATTTATCTAAAGGTGGCTCTATAAAAACCTACGCAAAAGGCGGAGGAGTAAGGAAACCTAAAATGACAGCAGGATACTAGATATGGGAGTAATACTAAAATTAATAATGGCAGGAGCTTCTCGTTCTAGTATAGTAGCTAAATATGGTAAAAAAGCATATGATGCTGTTATATCTAGATATGGTTCTAAAGGTAAAATAATGAAAGCGGCTAAAGACCCAGATAAAGCACAGTTATTATTAGAAACTGTACCAGAGCAAGCTGTTGGAGTTGCCGTAATGGGTGTAGGATTAGCAGAAGGTAATAAAGCTGTAATAAGAAGTTTAGAAAAAAAAGAAAATAAAAGAAAAAGAGGCCCTAGAGATGAAAAGACCTACGCAAAAGGCGGAGGAATAAGGAAACCTAACTACTAGTGAAAAGACCACTAACAACAAGAAGCAACGAATTTAGACACTGGGTACAGGATAAATACAAGAAAGACCCTAACTTATTAAAACCAATAGATTTACACAACAAATTTATAATTTACTTAGCATGGAAACAAGCACAACCACCCAAAACACAAGAAAAACATCAACCATACCTTTCGGATATAAATTAGATGAAGACACAAAAACGTTATTACCTATCACAGAAGAGCTTGAGGCTTATACAAAAGCAAAAACTTATCTTCAGTCTTGCTCTTATAGGGAAGTTGCTAGTTGGCTCACTGCCACAACCGGTAGAAAAATATCCCCACAAGGGCTTAGAAAAAAAGTATTAGGAGAAAAAGATGGCTTATAGATTATCAAGTAACAGACAGCCGGGTATTAAAACGGCTAATGAAAGAAAAACAAAAAAACGTAAAGTAAAGAAAAAAAATCCACAGGGAGTAAGAACAAGAAAAGATAGTGTTATGTATTCGGGTCAATCAAAAGGATACCCAGATACTTTAGATGTAAGATACGCTAAAGATGCAAAATTACAAGAACAAAGAAAAAGAAAATAATATCTAAAAATAAAAAAGCTGTACAAAAAAGATTATAGGAGAAAAGAGTGACAATTAGTATAAAAAAGAAAGAAGAAAAAAGCCAAATACAAGAAGATGTTGAAGGTTCACAAATGAAAGGTGTTCCTAAAGATATAAATAAAGGTATATTAAGAGCTGAAAAGAATGGTAAACAATATACGTACTCTGGAAAAGTTTATGCTGATAATGTTAATGTTAGAAAACCTAAATTTTTAGATGCATGAGATACCACCACCTAAGCCAAAACGTCAATACAACTACAGTGTAGCGACAAAAGCTAGAAAAGCGGCACAAAAAAAGCTACGACAAGCTAAAAGAACTGCTGAAAACAAGGTAAAACAAGTAAAAGCACAAAGAGATAAGGTTAGATACATAGAATCTGGCTTAAAAAAAATAGAAGGTACACTTACAGGTAAGAATCCTGCTGTTTTAACAGAAGATGACTTAAAAGTAGCACCTAAAGCAGTAAAAGAACAAATAGAACAAGAAAATGTGGTATTTAAACCTAATGAAGGGCCACAAACAGACTTTTTAGCATCTCCAGAAAGAGATGTACTATACGGTGGAGCCGCCGGTGGCGGTAAATCCTATGCGTTATTAGCAGATTTGCTTAGATATGCTCATTTGACAGACCATCGTGCTTTATTAATTAGAAGAACCTTAGACGAACTAACAGAATTAATTGATAAAAGCAAACAACTATACCCGAAAGCATTTCCCGGAGCAGTATTCAAGGAATCAAAGTCAATGTGGATGTTTCCTAGTGGGGCTACGGCGTGGTTTTCGTATCTCGATAGAGATAAAGATGTAACTAGATATCAAGGTCAAGCTTTTAATTGGATTGGTATAGATGAAGTAACACATTACCCTACTCCTTACGTTTGGGAGTACTTACGCTCTCGATTAAGAACAACAAATCAAGAGATAAAACCTTATATGAGGTGCACAGCCAACCCCGGAGGTTTAGGGGGATGGTGGGTTAAAAAAATGTATATAGACCCTTCACCACCCCATGAATCGTTTCCTGCGGGTGATATAGAATCGGGCGAGGTATTTAGATGGCCGGAAAACCATGAGAAAGCAGGACAGCCTCTTTTTCAACGAAAGTTTATTCCTGCTAGATTAACTGATAACCCTTATTTGATGCTAGATGGTCAGTATGAAGCTATGCTTCGTTCACTACCAGACGTAGAAAGAAAACGATTGTTAGATGGTGATTGGGAAGTTGCAGAAGGTGCGGCTTTTCCAGAGTTTTCTAGACATTTACATGTTATGGAACCAGTAGAAGTTCCTGTAGGGTGGCAAAGATTTAGAGCGGCTGACTATGGTTATGCTTCTCCTTCTTGTGTATTGTGGGGTACAGTAGATTTTGATGGTAATATTTATATTTATCGTGAATTGTACTCAGCAGGATATACAGGTGAAGCTTTAGCTCACATGATATTAGAAATGGAAAGAAATGACCCTTCTATGGCTTTATCTATACTAGATACAAGTTGTTGGAATAAAGTTGGTTTAGGCCCTAGTATAGCAGAAACAATGATACGCAATGGTGTTCGTTGGCTACCTGCTGATAGAGATAGAATTTCTGGTAAAGTAGAAGTTCATCGAAGATTACAGATAGACCCTAGAACAGCAGAACCTAAATTAAAAATATTTAGTACTTGTACAAATTTAATAAGAACACTGTCAAGTATACCTACATCAAAAATAAACCCAGAAGATGTAGATACAAAAGCAGATGACCATGCATACGATGCATTACGATATATGATTATGACTAGGCAATCTAATCAACCTACACTAAATACAACACTAAACAGAATAAAGGATAGAGTTGCTTACACGCCTAGTGATGCAACATTTGGATATTAAATATGGTAGATATAAACAACCCATCTTATCAAGGTGTTTTACAACAAACACAGTACTTATTAAGTAAGTATCTTCCGAAAAAACCAATAGAACCAAATAAACTAGTACAAATAAAATCTAATGTATTTAAAGAAGCAGAAAAATCAATAAAAAAATTAATTAAAAGTAAAGCTATTACAACTAACGAAAGTCAAATTATAAAAGATAGAATTTTTCAATCTATACAAGAAACATCAGATGTTTTCGATATATCAAAAATAAAAAAAATAGACACTGATACTAATGCTAATAAACTACTACAAAATATAGAAAACCAACAAAAAGTATTAACAGTAGAAGAAAGAAATAAACAAAGAAAAGTTGAAACAAAACAAAAAAAATTAACTAAAAGAGTTAATAGAATGATGAAATTTTTTGGTAAGACTGGATTAAAAGTTCTACCTGTACTAAATATTATAGATATGAAAAATCAATATGATGATATTATGGAACAAAGTAAAAAGCCAGTTGAACCCTTAACATATAAAAAGGGTGGTCAAATAAAACGAAAACCTTACGCTGTAGGAGGTAAAGTCTATAGCAACTCGAGTAGAAAACCTAAATTTAAATAAGGAGGCAACATGCCAGATAATAACTATAACTATGATTCAAGCTATATAATGAGTTCTGATAAAATAAAAGCAGATAGACCAGATGCTCCATTAACTAGAATGAAACCAGATTTTACAACAGAGATAAAAGAAGACAGCAAATTAATTGAAGCTTCATCTCCTGCTAAATCTGCACCATTAGATAAATCAGTTTTAAACGCAGACAAACAAAAAGCATACTAAACAAGGACTATTAATGGCTGATGAGCAGAACACAAGTTCTTCGTCTTCAATTCCATCAGAAGAAATTTCTGGTATTGTTGGTTACATAGAAAGTAAATATGATACGGCTAAATCGTCTAGACAAACTCACGAAAGTAGATGGCTAAGAGCCTATAAAAACTATCGTGGTGTCTATGATTCTAGCACACAATTTAGAGACAGCGAAAAAAGTAGAGTATTTGTTAAGATAACAAAAACTAAAACTTTAGCCGCTTATGGACAAATTGTTGATATATTATTTGCTAACAAAAAATTTCCAATAACAGTTGAAGCAACACCTGTAGCAGAAGGAGTAGCAAATTTAATGCACGCTTCTATGCCGGGAGAAGAACAGTTACAAACTCCTTACGGATATGAAGGTGATGGTAATGAACTATTACCCGGTGCAACAGAAGCAACACCTATGGAAAAATTAGGTGGATTAAAATCTGAATATGATGGGGCAACATTACTAGAAGGAAAAGCTAGAATACCTAATCAACCTCAGATAAGTCCTGCTGATGAAACTGCAAGACGAATGGAAAAGTTAGTTCACGACCAACTATTAGATAATAATGCTGTTAATGTAATACGACATTCTATATTTGAATCTGTATTATTAGGAACAGGTATTATTAAGGGGCCATTAAATTATTTAAAGAAAGTTCATAAATGGTCTGTTGATGAAGGAGAAGGTAAAACATATAAACCCTACGATAAAGAAGTACCAAAAATATCTGGTGTTTCTTGTTGGGATTTTTTTCCAGACCCTGCCGCAACAAGCTTGTCTGATTGTGAATATGTAATTGAAAGACATAAATTTACTAGGTCACAATTAAGAGATTTAATTAACATGCCTCATTTTGATGGTGAAGCAATAGCTCAGTGTCTTGATATGGGTGGTAATTATCATTCTGAATACTATGAAGATATTATTCAAACATATGATAAACAAAGTTATGGTGATGGTGTTAATAATAATAGATATGAAGTTTTAGAATATTGGGGAACATTAGATTCTTACTTAGCAGAAGAAATTGGATTAGAACTTCCAGAAAATATGTCTCCACTAGAACAAGTACAAATAAATGCTTGGATATGTAATGGAAAAATATTAAGAGCAGTGTTAAATCCATTTACTCCAGAAAGAATACCTTATCAAGCTGTACCTTACGAAATAAATCCTTATCAATTATTTGGTATAGGTATACCAGAAAATATGGAAGATGCACAGCTTCTTATGAATGGTCATGTAAGAATGGCTATTGATAATTTAGCTTTAGCAGGTAACTTAGTTTTTGATGTTGATGAAGCATCATTAGTTCCGGGTCAAAATATGGATATATTTCCGGGCAAAATATTTAGAAGACAATCTGGTGTTACAGGAACTGCAATCAATGGATTAAAATTTCCAAATACTGCACCAGAAAATTTACAAATGTATATGCAAGCAAGACAACTTGCAGATGAAGAAACAGGAATACCATCTGTTATGCATGGACAAACTGGGGTAACGGGTACAGGTCGTACAGCCGCAGGTTTATCTATGATTATGGGTGGAGCAAGTTTATCAATAAAAACAGTAATGAAAAATATTGATGACTATTTGTTAAAGCCATTAGGAGAATCATTCTTTCAATGGAACATGCAATTTAACGAAGACAATCCAGACATAGTTGGTGATTTGGAAATAAAACCTAGAGGAGTGGCTAGTGTAATGCAAAAAGAAGTTAGGTCGCAAAGACTAACAACTTTATTACAAACAGTTACAAATCCTATGTTAGCACCATTTATTAAAATACCTAATCTTATTAGGGAATTAGCAATATCACAAGATATTGACCCCGATACATTAGTTAACAATGTAGATGATGCTCAAATCTTTGCAGAAATATTAAGAGGTTTAAATGCTAAACAGGAAGCAGGCGAGCAAGCTCAAGGCTCTAACGGAGAATCACCAAGTATGGGAGGTACTCAAGGAGCACCTACAGGAGCTAACCCAAATGACCCATCGGGCAATGGTGGTGGCAACATCGGAACAGGAAATGTTCCGCAATCAGGGGAAAGCAATTTTACTGGAACAACTCAGTAATTTACAACAAAACATAAGAAATTTTGAAAAAGAAAAATAAGGGAGAACATGGCAACTAACGATGTATCAGTAGAACTAGACGATTTTGGAGGTAGTAAAGAAAATTTTCTTATACCTAAGAAAAAGAAAAAAAAGGAAAGAGCTATTGAATCTTCTAATGTTGCTAATCCACAATTTGAATTTGACCCGTTTGGTGTTGCAACATCAGATTTAGTAAATGTTGAAAGAGCCTCTGATGAAGCTTTAGATTCAATAGGTGCTAGTAGAGATGCTACAACAGGAGAATTAATTCTTCCTTTAACAGCAGAGGCAAAAGATATTTATGATGCAGGATTTGATTTTGACAACGACAACCAAAACAGCAATTTACCTACTGGACTTTTTGATAACGATACTTCATCTGTTACAAACGGTATAAAATATTCTGGTGGTGTAAAAGGAGTTTTTAATAAGCTTACTGAATTTAAAGAAAGTTTAGGATTTGGTGGAGACTTTGCTCAAACTATTTTAACAGGTGCACCTCCTATTGGAACTGCAATGAGTTGGATAGCTACAGGATGGCAACAACGTAAAGACCAAGAAAAATTTTTAAAAGATTTTGGAAAAAATGGTTTTAGTAGTATGGACATGTTTAAAGAAGGGCCTAACTCACAGTACGATAAAACATGGGAATACGCTCAAGCGTATGGAGACCCATTAAAAAAAACAGCTAGGGATTTTGCTAGAGATATATTTTTTAATAATCCTAATCCATCAAAACTTATTAAAGATAATGCTTATGGTGGTAAAGATTACGAAGGTAGTGCTTTTGATGCAACACAAGATTATATTATTAATGGTATGAAAAATGGAGTGTTTACTCGAGAAGAAATAAAAAATGTAGCAGATGGCTATAACAGTTTAAAAATGGGTAGTGCAGAATGGGTTAAAGCAAAAATGGCAAGAGACGCTTTAAAACAATTTAGTGGAATAACAGGTGCTAATATTGCAAGTCCTACCGATGTGCACAGTGGAACAGAATCTACAAGCCCACCAACAGGAACTGTTTATCCCGGAGCTAGTAGTCAAGAATCTAATAACATTGTAAATATACCTAATATTACTTCTACACCAAATTATTCTACAAATGATAATTATAGTGCGGAAGGAAGTGGAACAACTGGCAGTGGAAATGCTCAAGCTAATCCTCATACTGAAACGGGATTTAGTGGCGGTTCTAACAATAATAATAATAACTCTGGTTCTAGTGGCTCTTATTCTAGTGGTGTTGGCGGCGGTTCTAGTTATTCTGGTTCTAGTGGTAATACACCCGGTTTTTCTGGAAATCCATTTATAGGTAGGCAATATGGTGGTAGAGTTCAGCACCTTGCAGAAGGTGATATGGTTCAAGCTGATGCAGGAAATATGGAAATTGTTAATGAGCCCGGAAAAGATAATTCTGGAGTAGCAGACGATGTACCAAAAAAATTAGAAGAAGGTGATTTTGTTGTTAACGCTCCTGCTTCTGAAATGATGGGTTATAGTGATTTACTTAAAATGATAAAAGGTGCTGAAGGAGAATTAGCAACACAAGGAGTTAAAGTAAATTATGGAACTCCAGATGGTGAAATAGATGTTAGAGTAAGTAATAAAGAAACTATTATACCTAAAGTTATTGCTCAACAAATAGGTTATGACAAGCTAGAAAAAATAAACAACAGAGGTAAAAAACGAGTTTCAGAAATAGAACAAGCAAATAAAGGAAAAGAAGAACAACAAGGTTTTATGGCTCAGCGAGTAGAACCACAAAAACCAAATCAACCAAAAGGCATGTTAGCGGCAGTAGGTGGTCAAGTAAGTTTAGATGAAAATAAAAATCAACCTATAGCTGTACCTCAAGAAAGTTTTGCAGGACAAAGTTCAGTAGGTAGTAAATTATTATCTCCTATGTCTCCAGAAGCACAAGATGACGAAAAAGAATTAACTGATAGGTCACAAAGTTTTGAAGGATTTATGAAACCTGTTAAATTAGCAGAAGGTGATATAGTACAACAAAATCTAACAAGAGCGGATAGAAATAACAATCCTTTTAATATGGAATCAAATGTTAATACTAATAAATTTTTTGGTTCTATAGGAAATGATATGGAAAATTTATCAGTTGACATGCCTAAAAATGGATTTTTAAAATTTGATACTTTTGATAATGGATTACGAGCGGGTGCTTATATTTTAAGAAAACAATATAATAATATGAACGCTGATGAAATAATGAAAACTTTTAGTTTAACTAATAAAGCATCTTATGCTCAAGCAATAAAAAATAAATTTGGAAATAACAAAATAAATACTCAAGATGATAATCAGTTATTAGAATTATTAAAAATAATTACTAATCAAGAAGGAACTGAACAAAAAATTAATGAAGACCAATTTAAAAATGCAATAGAAAGAGCAAAGAAAGAAGAACCAAATGCTACTTGGTCAACTCAAGGTATTAATAAACAATTAACTAACACAATAAATCCATCGGGAATGATGGGTAAATAAAAGTTTCCTAACGTAAGACTTAGGATTAGTACAAGGCTACTTATACAATCGGTATAACCCCTAATGTACTCAACAACCAAAAATGGCTACTCACAATATGTGACCCCATAGGAGGAAATAATGGCTCAAGCAAAAGCTAAAGAAGCAGAAATACAAAATAAACAAAACGTGGTTGACGATGGTCTCTCAACAATGTATCAAAATTCTTATCGTAAGGATTTAGATAAAGAAATTGAAGACCCTAGACAAGCTGTAGAGGACACCCCAGAGGCCACTCCTCAAGAAACAGGTTTTATTAATAATAATGAAACTCAACCAAACCATGATTACAAAAAAAGATACGATGACCTTAAAACTCATTATGACAGAAAGCAAAATGAAAGTAAGCAGAAAACTGAAGAGTTAGAAGCAAAAATTAGACTTGCTGAAAAAAATCAAGCTATGGCAAACTATACACCGCCAAAAACTGATGATGAATTAAAAAAGTTTAAGGAACAATATCCAGATGTGTATGATGTGGTAGAAACCATATCTCAAAAACAAGCATCAAAACAAGTAGAATCTTTACAAGAAGAAGTAAAATCTCTTCGTAAACGTGAAGAAGATTTAGTTGTACAAAGTGCTTATAGAGAATTGGTTAATGCTCACCAAGATTTTAACGAATTAAAAGATTCACAAGAATTTATAGATTGGTTGAATACTCAACCTTCATCTATATCAGATGGTGTAACTAAAAATAGTAAAGATTCTAAATGGGCAATTCGTGTTGTTGATTTGTACAAAGCGGACAATGGAGTAAGTAAGAGCAAACCAAATTTTAATACTAGTGCGGCACAGAGTGTAACAAGGACAAAGGCCAAGTCTGTAAACACTTCTGGCAATTCTGATAAAAGAATTTGGAAACAGTCTGAGATTCAAAAAATGAATTCAAGGACTTATGAAAAGTTCGAGAAAGAGATTGATATTGCCTTTAAAGAAGGGCGTGTTGATACTCGAGCTTAAACTTAACCTTTAAGGAGAATAATTATGGCGATAAGTTCATCAGCCGGTTATGACAACTTACCTTCGGGTAATTGGCTACCAGCGATATATTCGCAAAAAGTTCTCAAATATTTCCGTAGAAGCTCTGTTGTTGAGGGT